GGTGGCCTTCACAGTCACCTGCCTCCTATCCACTCTCATCAAGACCCAAGCCTCCAACCGAGCGAGGCCGGCCGGGACTAAGTCTCTGGAGAACGGATTTCAGGACGGTGGCGGCGAACTTCCCATGGACCATCATCCTCTGCTCCCTCACAGGAACAGTGAACGCCTGATCTGAGAGGGGAATCATGAGAGCCCGAGTAAGGGCTCCATCATAATCCTCCTCCAGTTCAAGCTTATGAGAGTCCAGACTCCTGAGATACATCTCTTCAACTTGGCCATAACAGCCAAGGAAGGGGAGAGCGTAAATCAGGGAGAAGCCGTCATCAGTGAAACGGTGGTCTCCTCCCGTAAACCTTTCAACCAGGTCGACAGCCAGTCGACCCAGATCGAGTTTCGGGTTGGAGAGGGAGTCTGCGAACATCCCGTGAACGGATTCCTTAAGGATCAGGTTAGCAACCTGGTCCGTCAGGACCCCGCTTTCTCGAAGACCGGCAGACTGGGACTCACCCAGGAGTTTAGAAATAAACTCCAGGGCTCCCAGAGAGCCGTTCGAGAAATTCACCGAAAGTTCACACCGGAAGGCCTCAAGCTCAACCTTCTTAACGAAGGAAGAGGACTTGTGTAGCCTCCGATATAGACTCCCCACCGCACCAGGGATCCCGGACATAGGGCACAGATCCCTCCTCAGTTCACCAGACAGGGCCGACACCAGCAGAGGAATACTCTGGTAAGTGTCGACCACGGCTGAAACTGGGAAAGGGGTAATCTCCTCACCTCGGTGGAAGTACCTTTTCGCGAATTCAAAGGTGTCCTGGGACACCAGAGTTTTCTGGATAGATACCTCAACTCCGAGGTCGGAGATCCGGTGCCGATAGGCCAGGGCCAGATCCACGGAACCGATTAGGATGTCATCCCCTAGAATGACATACTGAGCGGACTTCCACGGAATCCTGAGCTCCCTACAGCAATCGTACATCACAAAGTGGTGCGCAAGAGCGAAGGAAGCCCAGGAAGAGTAGGCCCCCATAGGGTTACCAACCTGGTAGGACACTGGTCCCTGATCACTCAGGAACGGGTAGCCAACCATGATGTTTCTCCAATGGGAAACCCACTCACTGGAAAATCCTCCAGACAGGACGGTACAAATGAGATCGACCGGAAAACGGTCAGTCGCATTCTTGAGATCAATGGAGAAATACTCCTCCGAATCCCAAGCCCGAACCTTGTCAAGGAAGGACCCCTGGTCAAAAGTAACATCCTGAGGAATCCGCCTAAGGATACTGAACAGGAAGAAGTGAACCGGACGGAGGACTGTCTGAGACCAATAGTCAAGGACAGCCACTGTCCGGGGCTTCTCTTTGTCAGAAATCCCCATAACCCTCCTAAAAGTCTTACCATCCGGAAATTTGTTTACCGGAAAGAAGGCCCTAAGGGGGTTCAGGTTTCTCCTCAGAACCCTCATATTATCTGTGAGGGTATCCCCACCAAGAAACCCAATGGAAGTGATGAGAGTCTCCGGAAGAGATTCTAGGTCAACTAGTGCTGACCACATCGCTGGACCATTTGGGCCAGATTTGGTGGAGAGATGATACTTCGTTCACTGGGAACGGTTAAGGTCCTTGGCCCTTGTAGGGCGCCCGAACCCCAGTTCTGACCAAAACCCCCGGACATCTTTTACTCAGCCATCAAAGGGTAGGCGATAAAGCCCCCCCACGATAGGCTGGATGTCCAGTCGGGCCGGGTAGACCAGGGACCGTGTCGTAATGAGAGCTGTTAGCATCGACCGGAGGATATTCCTCCGGGAGCTTGTTTTCAGGTCCTTTCCTGACACGTGGCGCCCAAAGAGCTTACGGACCTTACGTCTCCACCTTCTCGCTTCAGGAGAGTCCTCAGGGGCTGCGATTCATTGAAGAACCACAGTACGGGCTCCCTTAACGAATGGGACCACAGCAGTGATCCCCCTCGAAAAGAGAACCTTCCGAGACCTCTCCATGAAGAAAGACAGGGAACGATGAAGGCCACCGGAAGAAGGGGTAAAATACTCCTTCCGTGCTCAGTCCACAATAGATGAAATGAGCTCCCAACGACGGAGGAGCTTAAGCTGAAGGTGAGATTCCTTTGTCTTATGCATTCTTCGTTTTAGGACCATTTTCATTTATGATGGATGGGTGGACACTTGGTAAGGGGCCAATCCTGGCCCCCGGGGGGAACCATCCCCCCGGTCTCAGGTGATCATCTCGTCCGGGTCCCGACCAAAAGACCAGAACAAAGACGTTGCGACTCTGAGTTCCCCCTGGCACATACCCTCCTTCCCTGACTGGAACCAGAAAGAAAAGGGAGTTCCCACGCTCTTGATCCCAGCTCTAATAATAGTGCCCGGGAGAGACAGTGCAGGTTCTTTACTTGTTTCTGATTACAGAAAGGGGAGGAGGCCCTAGTAGGAATCCTAGATGACCGGTCGGCTAAGCCGGTCAGGGGTGAGGCCTTTCGGGCTCTCACTAAACAGATACCAGAAGTTATGTTCTGGATACTGACCCAAATCTAGGAACCGCATGTTAGTGAGCTGCTGGTAAACCAAGCACTAAGCTGACTACGGTACCCACTAGGGGGGGACGCCAGGGAGTGATTC